ATTTCTTTAGCTGTTTCATCGTCTAATTTACCTAAACTTGGTGGTTTTAACGCATCTTTATACAAATCGTCAGCTATTTTTTCTCTAAAGTCTACATACTTAGAGGTTCTTGTAGCAGGTGCAATATTTCTTAGAGCATCTGCTTGTGCTTGTGCGTTTTGTAATTGTCTTTGCGCCATTAAATTACTAGCCACAGGGCTAGTAGCCATAGCTGTACGCTCTAAAGCCGCTAAACTTGGGACTCCTGCGGCTTGTGCGGCAGTAGGTTGAGAACCAGCAACAAATTGTTGGGGATTTCTAAGGTTACGCATAGCCTTGGCTTCTTCACCACCTGCGGCTTGTCTTAAAAACCGCCCTAGTATCTTTTCTTGTCCTGATTCTGTAAGGGGTTCTAAAAGTGCTTTACCAGTTTTACCAATGTAATCTACAGCCCTGCCTACAAGAGGTGCTACAGCCCCAACAGGTGCGCCAATCATTGCTCCTGTACGGGCATTTCTACCCATTTCTTCGTACATCGGCATACCAGTTTCACCAGTTTCTACTGGTTGTAATGCACCCGACACAGCACCCGTACCGCTACCAATAGCCGCACTAGATACATATGGGTTAACTCTAGAAAAACTAGGAATCATGCCTATTGCTCTGCTCATACCGACTGCTGGCAATACGACTCCTGCTACTCGACCTGTACCATAAGATGCTGGATTAGCTTCTGAATATACTTCACCTTCTTCAGCTAAACGCTTTACGGCATCACTAACGCCTCTACGCCCACCTGTAACCATCTGCGCTCCACCTAATAGGGGGTCAATAGCAGACTTGGTAACACCTGCCGCAAACGACTCTAACGGTCTTGGGGTTTCTTGAATGTTTCTTTGACCACGATTAATTGGTCTGCCAGTTGCCGCACCACCAGCAGTTTCACCAAAAGACATTGGCGATGCTGTAGTTGCCATTTGTTCTGCAATCATGGCTTGCGCTTGGTCAGGCGTAGTGCCTTCTGCTACCTCAAACCTAGCAATACGACCATCAGGCATTTCAAATCGTGCTATTGGCATTATCGTTGTCCTGTAGGTGCAGGTTCAAATCCTAAAAATTTTGGCGCAGTAATAGCAGGAGCATTAACTTTAGGAATATTTAATTGTTCTCTTGCCGTAGGTGGTGCTGGGGGCGGTGGTGCTGATACTCTAGCTGGAACTGCACGACCAGCGGCAATATAAGCACCTTCTAGCAATGACTCTAAGCGTTGTTTTTTAGCTTGAACAGCGGGTGGTTTATCACCCAATACTGGGAAATAGGTTTCACGCATAGCGTTTAACTGTTCTCTTGTGTATGCCGCACCAGTACGCAATGTCAAAGCCGCATCCAACACATCAAGCTGAGAATCCTCAACAATCTGACGCTGTGCTGGCTTCATGTTGCGTGACAGCAAATTAGGCCCAGTAATGGCTTCTACTATGCTTGCTGGTACATTTGGTTTAACCGCAGTAGGATCAACGCCAAGAGCAGTTTGCATTTGCAATAAGTTTCTGTCCAAAATGTTAGACATAAACCCTGCTTTTCTTTCCTCGCCCGATGGCATATTAATGCTGGTTGCACCTGCCCTTTTTATCATTGTTTGGTAATCTACAAAACTACCTTTAAATGGATTTATGGGGTCTTTTGATGCTAATAAATAGTCTTTATAGTCGGAACTAGTTTTATCAGCACCACTAGCTACGATCTTATGAGTTCCGTCAGGTTGTACTTGAACACGAACTCCACCTTCAGTTAATGTATAGCTTTCAGGTTTAGCAGTTATCTCAGCAAACGCCATATCACGCAAACGCTGAGTTGCTCTTGGGTCTGCGTAAAGGTTAGCGTATGCTGATTGAATATTAGGCGCAACACCAGCAACAGGTGCTACTTTTCTATATTGAGATGTAAGTTCACCTTGTGGCCCAATCATATCGGGCGTGGTTTGCATGGTTAATTGATTGTCAGGGCCATAAATACCACCTTCAACTGCTGGTCTACCTTGTTTAATTTTCATAAAATCAGCAAGTGCTTCGGTTTCGCCTTTACGCAATTTTTCAGCTAATTTAACGGCTTCTGCATCACTTTCTCTTGCAAGGCTCTTACCCGCATAGGTTTGGAATAAAGGTGCTGCGTATTGAAAGAAACTAGGTGCAACATAACGCCCACTTACCATCTGTCCTGACGGCATAGATTGACCCTGTTGCATAAGCAACTGAGCCATTTGCTGTTGGCGATTTAACGCCTGTTGCTGTTGTAGGATTTCAGGGGGCAGATTACCACCGCCTACATTTATCATGGGTACTTGTTGAGCCATATCAATAATCCATATCGCTTGGAATGTCCATCGGGTTCATGCCAGCAGAATAATAGTTTTGTGCAGGTCTTTGGTTATAAGCCGACATTTCTGCATTAGCCATATTCATTCTTTGTTGGTCTTGTTGTTTGCGTAAGGCATTAGCCATAGCTAGTTGGCTGTAACCAGCCCCAACTTGTTTGCCATCAACGGTCATACCCGCTTGATTAGTCAAGCCCATACCTTGTTGCATAGCCTGTTGTTGCATAGCTTGTTGGGCGGCTATGTTTTGCATATACGGGCTTAACCCACCTAAATCTTGGGTTTGGGGCATTTGTTGAATGTAGGGGTTGTACATATTCATGGTAATAGTCCGTAATCTACGACTTTATAGCCGTCATCGAGGGTTTTAACTGCGTAGGGGAATACTTGCTCTACTTCTTGTGCCATTACACCAACATGGATGCCATCACCTGCTAATGGGTGTGACTTCACTTCATCAACATACTCAAAGCTATATAAGGTCAAGCCGTTGTCCATTACACCTACAGGCTTAATGTTTTCTTTTAGTCTTATGTCTGACATCATCATGGCAGAGCCACCTAACTGAAACAAACCTTGATTAAGGTTAGCTTGGGCGGCTTGTTTAGCGTTAAAGTCACCCATTTGGGCGTTGTAACCCATCTGTGCAGCACCCAAAATGTCAGGGCCAGCAGTTGTAGCTTGTTGGGCAGAATTAACAAATTGTGGGCCTTGTACCTGTGCGCCTGTACGCACCGCAGATAGGGTGTTTAAAGGTTCGTTTCTAAGGTAGGCTTGTTCTTGTAGGGCAGACTGACGGGCTTGTTGACCAACACCAAAGCCTTGGGTAGTTGCCCCTAAGAGAAGGTCATTCTCACGCTGGGCTTGTTGCATCATAGCTCGGTTATACGCCTCAGAGCCAATATCTATGCCTTGGTTAGCCAATCGTTGCTGTAATTGTTCACGCCCTTGTTGTAACTGTGGGGCAAGGCGTTGCATATACGCATCTTGATAGCTTTGGCTAGGATTAAACCCTGTGGTCGGTAGTTTGCTTGTATCAAACGGGGTTTGTAGCATATTTTCTACATACCCTAAACCTTGACCTGCAAGTTTGCCTAATCCAATACTAGCTTGGTTTTGATAGTCTAAAAGCTGTTGTTGGGCAGGACTTAACGACTGTGTAGCGGTATAAGTAGGGTTTCCATAAGGATCAGCACCAGTAATATCGTACTTAAGACTGCCGTATGGCGTGATTTGATTAACCCGATTAGCCGCAGTAGCAACCCGTGCCGCATCTATATTACCTGCCGCTGTTTCTTGTGCCGCTGCCCTGTAATCAGGGGGTGCAGGCGCACTCGGAGCAGGCCCTAATCCTAAAAATCCACCACCACCCATACTATTCTCCCTTGTTTAGAGAGCATCGGATGTTAAGAAACCGACACTCCTCTTTTCTCATAGCCATAATCACTAAATCACCACTCATGTGGGCATCAGGTATATCGGCTACCACTTTAAAACCAAGGTGTCGGTTTAATCGTAAGGCATCTTCATTGTCCTTACAGATTTGACCTAGTATAACGCTAACACCGAGTTTATTAAAGGGGTAATCAAACACCGCCCATATAAAATCTTTACTAGCCCAATGCTCACCAACACTACCAATATGAATCTCACACGCCTTTGGCATAAAATTGGTGTATCCCGCTACTGCTACTAAATTACCATCCTTCATCTGCCCGATACATTGGGTGGTTTCAGGTAGGGGAAAGTTAAGGATTCTGACTAACCATTCGCCTAAATAGCGTTGATTATCAGTCGTAACTGTCCTCAAATAACTCCACCTTTTTCCATTACATAATCGGTACTAGCCCAATGAAACTCAATACCTTGACTAACCACATTCATACTGACCGAACCAGCATAGCCTAAACCTGTAACGCCTTGCCATATCTTTGTAGTTACTAATGAACCACCGCCCCAGTTAGCGTTATCCCATGTATCTAAGTCCCATTCACCAGTTTGTAGAATAGCGGGGTTAAATGATATTTGGCTTGTAAGGTCAACAGTTTCAAAATCGGTGCTTAAACCGCATAAAACGCTTGGTAAGCCGTTATCAGTTAAAAGGATAGGGCGTACTAAGGTAAAGCGTTTTTGTTGCCCTCTAGACTCAAAATACGAGTAGGCTTGTTGTACAAAACCTGAAATATTTGTGCCTGCATCGGCAAAAGTGTCGTAAAACCTACCTACAAACCCTGTAGCCCCAAAGTACATATCATCACCGCTAGTTTCCCAACAATTTGCGTTTAAATTGGTAAATCTAGCCCATGATTTTGTAATGTTGTGCATGACATACTGCTCTGAACCACCCGTTACAGGGATATTGACGATCAACATATTATGTTTAGCAAAGTAATTCATTTGCCAGCCGTAATTTGTAGAGTATTGGTCGGCAGCTTGGTTAATTGCGTAGAAAATCTTGTCAGTAATGTTAACTCTTGGGTCTAGGCGGGTAGACTGAAGTCCTGCGGATAGGGGTACTAAGCCATCTTCGGTCAAAAGTAGGATGTCACCACCAAATTTAAACACACATTTACGGGCAAAAGTCTGTCCGATGTTCCAAATACCGACTAATGCCCAATCATTCGGGTCAGATGGGTCTGAACCCTTATAAACAGCTACTTCTCCGTTACTTGTGACAAATACGGCTAGGTCATCGACTCCGTATCCAGCGTCAATAGTCCAAGTTCCCATAGCCTGTAAGTAGCCACCTCGTTTAAATATGCCACCCAAGGGGAATGAGGTTACCGCCCCATTAATTGAGTCTACGGGCAAATAACAAAAGTTAAGCGTATTTTTTTGTACAAAATACAGACGCTCTTTAAACAGGTTTACATAGGCAAATGTGTTGGAATTTAGACCTGTAATAAAGTAATTAATCGTGTAAGTGCCTACAACAGTCGCATCACCGCTTGGGGCAGTAGCCATCGTTTAAGTGAGGGTTGATCCAC